GGCGGCGCAGACAGATCAGCGCATCTGACAGGTCATGCGGTCGATATCAGCGCCAAGACAGGGGCGCAGAAGCGGGCTATACTGAAAGCAGCGCTGGCGCTGGACGCGCCAAGGATCGGCGTGGCAAGAGATTTCATCCACATCGACACGGCGCCAAACTTGGTGCGAAACATTGTTTGGACTTACAGTTAATCGGAGAATGTCATGTCAGAAACGACAGCTTTCATTCAAAACGGGGCGACTCGTGCAATTACCGCAGCAGTCACCCCGCCGACTGCTGTACAGATCCCTGCCACCTTCGCTGCCGGATCCCGCAGTCGTAATCAGTTCCGAGTGGTCAACTCGGGGACTGTGACTGCTTTCCTCGGCGCTGGTCCATCAACTGCCTTGGCTGCTGCCAATGCCGCAGTGGTGAGCAGCACAGGCAACGCGATCCCTCTCGTGCCGGGTGCTGTTGAGGTCTTTTCCTTCCCACCTGACTGGTACTTTACTTTAAGCACAGCTTCTGATACGTCTGTGGTTTACATTACCCCAGGTGAAGGTCTATAGTGTTGTACAAACGTACTGGTTCGTTTAACCAGGGAATCGAAAGGTTCATGCAATGACTGATGAAACACAACCCTTAGCGGAAGTAGACTCCGCGCAAGTTGCTGAGGTAACGGCTACCCCAGATAACGAAATTAATGCGCCGGAAGTCGCGGATCCAGCATCAGAGCAAGTCGAGGAGAAGAAATTCACCCAGGCTGAACTCGATGCCATGATCGGCAAGCGTCTTGCAAGAGAGCAGCGAAAGTGGGAACGCGAACAACAGGCACGTCTTGCAGAAATGCAGACGAAAGCCAATGTTCCGGCAGAACTTCCACCGCCAGAAGAATTTGAGTCAACCCAAGCCTATGCGGAAGCACTGGCTGAACGTCGCGCTCAAGAACTGCTGGATCAAAGGGAAGCTGCCAAGCGTCAGGCTGAGGTTGTCGAAGCCTACCATGAGAGGGAGGAAGAAGTTCGGAACAAGTACGACGACTTTGACCAAGTCGCCTACAATCCGCAACTTCGGATCACCGAAGTCATGGCAGAGACAATTCGAGCCTCGGAGGTCGGTCCAGAGTTGGCATACCATCTCGGGTCGAATCCCAAGGAAGCCGAGCGAATCGCACGACTGTCGCCCTACTTGCAGGCAAAAGAAATCGGGAGAATCGAGGCGAAATTGTCCGATGCTCCCCCTGTGAAAAAGACTTCGTCTGCACCTGCGCCGATCAAGCCAGTGACAGCGAGAGCCACCAGTTCCGGTGTCACTGACACCACCGATCCACGGTCAGTGCAAAACCTGAGCGTGTCGGAATGGATTGAGGCTGAACGCAAACGGCAAGCGGCAAAGTGGCAGGCACAACGAACCCGCTAAGAGGATTTAGTCATGGCAAATAGTTTGCTTACTATCGACATGATCACCCGGAAGGCTCTTGAGATCCTTGAGAACAACCTGGTAGTCACCCGTAACGTCAACCGTCAGTACGACGACAGCTTCGCTGTTGAAGGTGCCAAGATCGGTTCCACCCTGCGCATCCGTCTCCCGGATCGTGCTCTGGTGACTGATGGTGCTGCCCTGCAAGTGCAGGACGACAACGAGCAGAACACCTCGCTGACCGTCTCCAACCAGAAGCACATCGGCATCAACTTCACGTCTGCTGAACTGACGATGCAGTTGGATGACTTCGCAGAGCGTGTGCTGAAGCCTCGTATCAGCCAGTTGGCTGCCAGCGTCGATACCGACGTTTGCAACGCCTACAAAGAGATCGGCAACTCTGTCGGTACTCCTGGCACTGTGCCTGCCACCAGCCTCGTGCTGCTCCAGGCTCAACAGAAGCTGAACGAGAACGCTGCTGTCATGTCTCCCCGCTATGTCACCGTCAACCCGGCTGCCAACGCTGGTCTGATCGACGGCATGAAGGGTCTTTTCAACCCTGTCAGCACCATCTCCAGCCAGTTCAAGAACGGCATGTTTGGTGAAGGCATCCTGGGTTACGAAGAACTGAACATGTCCCAGAGCATCAAAGTGCACACCTGCGGAACTCGTACTTCTGCCGGATCCACGTCTGCTGCTGTGAGCACAGAAGGTGCGACCACCATCGCCATCACTGGTGCCGGTAACGGTCTGACCGTCAAGGCTGGCGACGTGTTCACCGTGGCTGACTGCTACGCTGTCAACCCACAGACCCGCGAGTCTACTGGATCTCTGTTCCAGTTCGTCGCTCTGGCTGACGTGACACTGGACGGATCAGGTGAAGGCAACATCACTGTTGCTCCGATGTACTCTGCTGGTCAGGCGCTGGCAACTGTCGATGTGCTTCCGCAGATCAGCAAGAGTGTCGTGTTCCTGGGTGGCGCTGGTCTGTCCTTCCCTCAGAACCTGGTTTACCACAAGGACGCCATCGCATTTGCAACGGCTGACCTGATCATGCCTCAGGGTGTGGACATGGCATCTCGTGCGGTGCACAACGGCATCAGCCTGCGTGTGGTTCGTCAGTACGATATCAACAATGACCGGATGCCCTGTCGTGTTGACGTTCTGTATGGCTACAAGACGATCCGTCCACAGATGGCTGTGCGTCTCTGGGGTTAATTTGAAACGCCCCTGGGCAACCGGGGGCACTTTCACATGATTGAGGGTTGAACGATGACTTATCAAACTTCTGACGGCAACACGAATGAAGCCAAGTCTGTTGGTGGATCCATTCTGACTTTTGCTTCTGGTGCAGGCATCTATTTTCTTGATACTGCGATCACTGCCAACAGCACCACGACTGACGCTCCTGCTGGATCGTTTGGAATGACCACCAATGCCACAGGCCTTGGCAAGTTGTTCTATTCCGACGGCACCAAGTGGCAGTACGGTGCTGTATCTTGATGCGCTCGCCCCTGGGCAACCGGGGGCATTTTAAGGAGTATTCACCATGCCTAATACCAAAGCAGTCGGTGTCGCGTTTGCCGATCCTTTGCTTGACGGTGCGCGGTTCGTTCCTGAAGTAGCAGCCAACACTGCGGCTCTGACGGACATTACTGCAAGTGCACCAGGTACACCTGACTATGCGATTCAGGATCTGGTCGATACGAGTCCGTTTGGCTTTGTGACAGCAGATGAAGGACAGACCGTCCTGTCTGTAATCGCAAACCTCCAGACCCGTGTTTCAGAACTGGAAAGCAAATTGGCAACATACGGACTTCTGCCCTGATGCCAAATTTTTACCTGCGTCATGCTGTATTTGGAGCCAAGGTAGCCATCTCCGATGTGGAGATGGCTGCTGATCTTGAGAATGGGTGGGAAGAATTCGACCCGGCTGTTCGCGATGAGGAACCTGTCGAACGAGTCCGCAGAGGTCGCAGGAAACTCAAAGATGTGCCAAACTTCCTCGCAGCGGTAGACGACGAAGGAGATTGACATGGCAACTGCTGGCGACCAGATCAACCGAGCATTGCGATTGCTTGGTGTCATTGCGGAAGGTGAAACTCCGTCAGCAGCAACCAGCCAAGACGCCCTTGTCGCGCTGAATCAGATGATCGACTCGTGGAACACTGAGCGACTGTCGATCTATGCAACCCAAGACCAGGTGTTTACCTGGCCGTCTGGTCAGATCAGTCGAACCCTCGGACCCTCTGGTGACTTTGTCGGCAATCGTCCGGTTCTGCTGGATGATGCCACCTACTACCGTGATCCGGGCACCAACGTGTCCTACGGCATCAAGTTCATCAATCAAGATCAATACAACGGCATTGCGGTCAAGACTGTCGTATCGACCTATCCCCAGGTAATCTTCGTCAACATGGCCCTGCCTGACATCGAGATGTACATCTACCCCAGACCAACTCGGGACCTGGAGTGGCACTTCATCTCGGTGCAGGAGTTGACTCAGCCTGCCCTGTTGTCCACGGATCTCGCATTCCCGCCCGGCTACCTGCGAGCCTTCACCTACAACCTGGCGTGTGAGATTGCGCCTGAGTTCGGTGTCGAGCCTTCACCCCAAGTGCAGCGCATCGCCATGACCAGCAAGCGCAACATCAAGCGCATCAACAATCCGAACGATGTGATGAGTATGCCGTATGGTATCGTCGCCAATCGGCAGCGGTATAATATCTATGCTGGAAATTTCTGATGAAGTCTCCGATCCTCGGATCTGCCTATGTCGCTCGATCAGTCAATGCGGCTGATAATCGCATGGTCAACTTGTTCC